TGGGAAACCCCCTGCGGTCACTCCATGCCCCCTCGCTCCAAGTATACGTCGCATCAGTAGACTCAAACGATCTTTCGATATCAATGGTGGCAGATACAGAATCAGTGACGGTTGCTATCTTCCCGTAACCGTTACGGGTTGCGCTTGCTACGTCGATTACCGCTCTAGGGACAGGTGTGTTTCCGGGTGCGCTCGATCTAGTGTAATACCACCTAAGAGTGACCTCTTCGTCCAGTGTCAAAGTCTGCTCAAAGTTTTTATCAGAAGCAGATGTCCACACAAGAATATCATCCCACGTAGTCCCAGAGTCCCTTGACCTTTGAAGGATTAGTTCCCCACTCCAAGTCCCTGTGGTGTAAAGATAGACCGATTCGCTTGCTACGATGTTTGAACTCGATCCGGGGGAAGATATAGTATCAAGGTTAGAGATTTCTACTGTTGTAGACAGACGTGGTTGCGATAGCTCAAAGTATCCGTCTACCATTTCGGACGTAAAAACCTCGACAAGCTCCCAGACCGGGGGGTCTAGCGCAAGGTCTGTCGTCATCGTTGTGTCGTCAGAAATGTGGCCTAAAATGCACTTGTAGATATACCCTGTGTCAGCGTCGTCCTCTCGGACATCCCCGATATTATACTCGGTAGAAATCGCCCATGCAGTTGCTTCTGCGGTAAGTGTTTGCCCTTCCCCTGAAAGACCTCCGGGGGTTACCGTAATGTCAGTAATTGTGTTCTGGCTCAGGAACGGTGGGTAGTCCCAGTCAACTTCCTCAAACGTCCAGTTCGTGTCACCGAACCGTGTCAGCTTGTAGGGGGCAACCTCTGGGTGGACGACGTAAACGACATCGTTGATCTGCGTGTAGTGCAGGTCAAACAGTTGTGCCTCAGTGTATGGGTTAGAGATCTCGTATGGGCTACCGCCACTTTCCACCTCCACCTGGTTAGAGAAAAACCGGATAGACCCGGCCTCAAACATGCAGACGAAGTTCGTTCCTGTCGAAAACCGGAACGGGATCAACCTAGCCTTGGATGCCCCCGTGTTCTTTGTCTCCGCAACGTGGATAAACCCACCACGTTTACGTGCCCCACCGGTAGGCATGGGGATAAAGTTCTCCAATACCTCACAGGCAGAAGAGAACTTGGAGATATCAAACCGTGCATCCGTCTCGTCCGAGATCTCGCCCGAGTTGAACGAAGGTCTTGAATCTCTCGCTGGCATTTACTAAACGTCCCTGAAACGTAGGTCTGGTCTGCCGCTAATACCCCTTCCACGGGAGTTCACAAACAGAGAGTTGGATGCTCTGGACGGGTCTGCTTTCCTGTTCTCGTTAGCGTCGATCTTCATTGCCTCACCGACAATAAAATTCCCACGCTGGTTAAGCGCCTGTGCCATGCCTGGTGCTTCTGCTAGTTTCGATGCCATCTTAGATGCAAGGATGTAGGAGAACGCCTCGATAAACAGAGGGTCCCATTCGGTAGTGTCCTCGATGGAGGCGACGTAGGTGATGATGGCAGAGTCTTCGCTGGTGAGCAGCAAGCCAGACTCGATAGCAAACAGGTCGCTCGTCTCCCAAGCGTCACTGTCGTTGAGGGTGATGATCCTCAGAAAATTGGTAGGCAATAAAAATGCGTTGTCGTAGCCCGATGCTGGTGTTGTCGGGTCGAGTGCGAGAGATGTGCGTTTGATCGAGAAGTTCCATGCGTGCGTGCGTAGCATGGAGTCGCGAGTGAGGTTGAAATGCAAGCGTGCTTGTCTTGCGCTCTCCGATGCCTGTGTGTCGAAGTCCGAGATCTCACCGTTGCCCAGATGGGCTAGTGCCATGTTTACGATCTCGGTTTTGTTGTGCGGAGAATACGGCATAGTAATGGAGGGTGCCCCCCCGTCCTAGAAGACACACAAAACTAGGACGAGGGGGCAGTTAGGGCAAGAGCAACCCTAATTCGCGAGGGAGTAATTACCCGTAAACACGATAGTGGTAGCCGCAGGGCTAGTCATCGTGTGGAGCGTGGCGGTAATCCACCCGGTATCGGCAGCGTCGTCACCGACTTGGTAGTCGGCAGAGACGGCAGTAGCATTCGGCGTGAACTCGAAAGCTGCCGCGCCACCACCGAGGTCAACGCTGGTAGACGAATACCTGTCAGGGTCTGCGAGGTCACCCACCGCATCAATCGCGTAAACCGTTCCGGCATCACCGGCGGCAAATGCTTTCAGCGAGTAGGGGTCGAGCCTAGCCCCGGTCGGCAGTTTGACGAGATAAAGCACGTCATCTGCCTCGTCATCGGTGGCAGAGGTGTGCGTAACCCGGAAGCTGCGAGTGCTTCCAGAGATGGTGCTGCCGTCCGTCACCCTGCTCGCCACGTTAGTGAGAGCGGAGTTCTGAGAAGTAGCTTCGGCTGTGTATAAGTTACCCATGGTTAGTTGTTCCTTTCGTTAGGTGTTAGTTTACTGGTTTAGAATCCCGGAGTCTCGTCGCAGGAGACTTCGACAACGAGTTCGTTCTGCGTCCGAACTGCACCGATGCGACCCTTCATCCGAATCTGGAGCGTGTGCTTCAGGTCGGGGCGGACATCGATCATCGGCGTAGGCGAGTCGAGGTAATACTTAAGCGCACGCTTCGTGAACATCGGGCACTGGTAGGAGTCCGATCCGCTTGTAGGCACACGCTGCGACTTGACGAACAAGATGCCGTTCCAGTTCATCGTCCCTTCGGTGATGAGCTTGTCCTTGCTGAACGGCTCGATGTCACGCGAGTAGTCCCGGCTACGGAACTCGGTCACGCTGGCGTAGAGGTCGGTGATCTGGCGCATCCGCACGAACATCACCGGTTGACCCTCTTCGTCGAAGTCAACGTCGTTCTCGCCGAAGATCTCCAATGCGCGGAGAATCTTCTCGTAGGTCAGGCCGCTATCGGCGGTAGTCCCGTCACGCTTGTAATTTACCGCAACTTTCTGCCCGGACGGGAGAGCGTTTGTGGTCACCCCGGTTTCCCCGATGTAACGGGTGCCAAGTAGTTCGCTGAAGAGAACGTCGTCGCACTTACGTGCCCAGCCGTTGCTCATCTCACGCATCGTGTCGGACGTGGGAAGGACGATGTCGCCGAGGATGTCGTCATCCCATTCGTCAAAGCCTTTCGCGTCGTCGTATGCGCGGGTGCGGAGCCAATATTTATCACCGGAAATCTCCGAGAGCTGGGTCGATCCCATGCGGGTCGTAATCTCTTGGAAGTTATCGATGGGGTCGATCTGGTTGTAGGACTTCTCCTTACCTTTGAAGGATGGGTCGGGTGTAGCAAACTGGGCGACTTTTCCGCCTTTCTGCTGGACAACACTTTCCCAGTTCGTAGCGAACTCGGTCGGGAAGTATTGAGGGATGGTCAATGCTGAAGACATTAGTAATATTCCTTTCGGTTAGTTTAGTTGATTGCTGACTTAACCGGGTATCTGTCCGACATGGACAGTCCGTAAATTCTTGCTCTATTTACGGCAGTCTTGCTTGTGTGGGGTGTGTCCCATTACTGGGGTCCCCGTAAATGTGCAGGTAACTGACTAGAAAGCACTTCAGTTAGGCACACCTATTTACTCAATACAAGTAAAAAAACAGCGACCCCGGATGACGTATCATCACAGGGTCGCCTTTGGTTGGGTTTGGGAACTGCTCAGGATTGCGCCTTTTCGATCATTTGTCTAACTTTAGATCTCACTGCCTCCTGCTCCGACCTGTTGCCAGCGGTGCCGGTATAGAGCGCGTGGTCAGGGTTATTCGGGTTGGTCTGGATGTCTTTGGCTAATGCCCCGTAACTCTGGGCAGTCTGCACCTCTGCCGGTGGCACCATCCTGTCCGGTGAGATCAACCCAGCACCCTTGGCGAACGCTTTGATAAGCTCCGCGTTGTTGCCGATCTCGGCGTTGTTCAGGTCAACCCCCAGGGTTAAAGCAAACCTCTGTGCATCGCTGATCTTGGAGTCGTAGTTAGTGCCGAACTCTTTTTGCAGGATGTTCTTCTGTTCAGCGATGTAGGTCGCACTGTTACTGTCGATTGCCGCAGACATCTCCGCTGCCCTCAACCCCTCGACCTCGATGTGCTTGGCTACGATTGCTTCTGCCTGTGCCGGAGTTAGGTTCAGTTCGTGAAACAGGGGGGCGTAATGGGAGACGAAGTTCTGTTCATCGAACTCTACACCTTCCGGCAGGTTGTCCGGTGCCTTGACGTTGTAACCGTCCGGGGTATCAGGAATGCTGTTGACCTCCCTGAACTTGGATAGGACGGCGGGGTCAGTCTCTCCGTTTGGCACCATCAACCGTTTGCCGATGAACCTCTGGGACTCGTCCAGTGCCTTAATAGCCTTGAGAGGGTCGCCCTGGTATTTCTCCATGATCGACTTCGTCCCGTCCGATCCTAGCTGGTCGTAGAACGCAGGGGTGAACTTGCCGTCCGCCACCCACGGGTCTGACGGGTCGGTCGATCCTACCGGTTCTGGTTGGTTGCCGAGAAGGGTATCCCCCTGCTGGGGCGTTGCCTCTGCCGATGATACTTCGGTGGACGTTTCCGCCACCGGTTCCGCTGTTGCTGCTGCTTCTTCGCTCATGTCTTTTTGTGTTGCTGGTTACAGGATCGGTTTGCGCCGCCCCTTGTTTGATTGTTTGAATGTCCCGTCATGCTGGACGACGCCGAGGTGGGTCAACCTCCCGGCGTATTTGCTGATGAACTCTTCCGGGTGGTATTTCTGGTACCATTCAACAATGGCTGGGGTTTTCGATCCGAACTCCGGTTGCGACTTGGGACACGGCGGGATCTCTTCTGCCACCTTTTCCTCCACAACTGCTTCTTCTACAACAGGTTGCTGGACTTCCTCTGCCGCTACCACCTCAGTCCCCCCAGAGTTCACCGTCTCGGTTTCCGGTTCCGGGTCTGGCTGGACTTCGTTGATCCGGTTGCCGGTCGGGGTGGGCAACACCCAACCCTGTGCCCTGACATAGTTGGAGATCGGTGATGCGAACCGCAAACCTACAGACTCGGGGTGGGTCAGCTTACCTCCGTCCTCATCCAAGTAGGTGCCTACATGCTCTCCATTCCTGAAGATCTCTTTGTTCTCGTTGTGGGTGTATCCTTTCGGGACTCTCTTCTTTTTCATTGGATGTCTTCTTTTGTTTCTTTCTGGCGACCGGCACGTTTGGCCGGAGCTTTCTTCCGCTCCTGTCTCGGTTTGGAGATTGTGTATTGCAGGATGTGGGCGACAACCTGTGCCGCCCCGTCCCTCTGCGCTGCCTGTTCCACCCCCTGACCGGAGACGAAACGGGGGGCTATCAGTGGGAACCTCTTGACGAGATCCGCCAGCACCCTGCCACCTGGTTCAGTCCCGAATACCCGCTGGTAGTCGAGGATGATAGATGCGTCTGAAGGTGATGATTTCTTTGCCGCCTCAAGCGAGGCGACGAGTGTGTCTAGTTCCTGTGTGTCCACTAACTTACGAGTTGTGCTTTCTCTTCGATCTCTTCGGTAGGCATACCTTTGGTTTTGGCTAGGGCATCAGTCGCCATTGCTGCCTGTGCCATCATCTGCTCCTGCTGTAGCTGCTGCTGCCTAGCCTGTTGGAGTTCCTGCACCTGCTCGATATCCAGCAACCACGGCACGGGACCACCCTCGTTGCGGAACACGTCCCTCGAGATCCTGCCCCAGTCTAGGTGGTCGCCAACCTCCGGGTGCATCTCCATCATCGGCCCCAAGATCTGCTGCCATGCGATGAACGATGAGTTATCTACCCGCTTCATGGCAAGGCCGAGGCTGGAAGAGAATGAGATCGCAGGGTCAGGGATGAAACTACTGTTCTGGTCTTGGGTGATAAGCTCCTGCGGGATCGTCTCAAAACCCATGTATTCAAGTGCCGTCGTAAAGACCTGAGACAGTAGCGGGTTGAGGAGTTCAGTTGTGAGCAAGGAGAAGGTCGGGTAGAACTGGGTCAACCGCTCGTTCGCTTTCTCTTGGATCTCCCGTGCAGTCCGCTCAGTCTTGTCGTCCATCATGTTGAACAACATGAACAGACGGGTGTGGAATGCGTCCTCGATAGCCCTGCGTTTGTGTTCCGCCCTCGCCTCTCCTAGCTGGTAGGAACCCGACATTGCCCACTCCCTTGGTAGGTTATTGTTGGTCGGGGCGAACGGGTTGAGGTAGGTGACCCCACCTGCGGTAAGGTCGATCTGGTCTTCTAGGTCGGCTGGCGCGAGGACTGACGGGGTAGCCATTCTCTCTGCTGCCACGTCGAGGTGCATTTCGAGATAGTTCAACTGCCTAGCATCAGGGAGCGCCAAGAATCCGGGTCCCCAACCGTAGGCACCATGGGACATCTCATGGTAGCGAGACGCCATGTAGGGCATCGTCATATGCCCGGAAACCCTGACCTTTTTCTTAGCCTTCTTGTCGATGTAGATCGACGCAATGGGCATGTTCTCAGGGTCTGACTTCTCCAGATCCCTTTCGCTATCGGGTCTGGGGCGGACTACGTGGACAAAGTCAAACTCCTTGTCTTGGTCGCCTGGGTTCTTGCTGTTTAGTGCCTTCTGCGCCTCGTCGCCCAAGTTGTCCGCCCCGAAGAAGTCTGCCGCCTGACGTGCAGTGAGAGGGAACTCACGATAAACCGTGTCTACGACCCCCTCTGCGTTCTCGTCCAGGACGTAGGAACCAACCGAGTGGGAGCGGAAGTAGAGCGGTGTGTCCTCGGTCTGTGAGGTGTAGAGCAAGCCTGTCCCGAACCCGCCACGTTGCAGGTAAAGCCTGTATACCTGAGAGTAGAACCGGGACTTTTGAAGCAATTCGCGTGCAATCTCGGTGAGTTGGGCATACCACTTTGTCACCCGGTCGCTGTCCCTGAACCCGAATGGGGCATCGAACGAGAACCACGCAGAGTTGGGTGGAGTCACCCTTGCGAACTGACCGTTAGCTAGTGTCGCGTTTGCCCGTGCGATGGTTGTGTCAAACAACCGGTCGTAAGTGTCTTGCCTTACATCGTTGTTCCTGAACCGGTAGCCCTGGTCTACCAGGGACTCCTCCGGCATGACATGGTCGCCGATCTCACGCCAGAACTCATCTAGGCTGTGGCGCTTAGTCTTTAGGTTTTCGTAGCGTTTAAGCTCGAAAGCAGCATCGTTCTCGGCCTCTCTCATCACCCACCGAGTAGGGTGTTATCACCCATGCTACGTTTTTTGAGTGGCTTGTAGCCACCGGTTTCCCCGGCAATGATCGTCTGGGCTTGACCGGATCTCGACTGTGCATCCAGCCTAGTCTGTGCTTCTGCTGCTGCTGCGTCCCTGTTGGTAGCGACTGGAGGTGGAGGTGGTGGGGGAGGTGGTGCTGCTGGTGGTGCGTTCAGCTTGGCGATTTTCGCCGCTTGCTTCAACGCCCGCTTGTCCTGTCGCTTCTCCTCTTTTCGGATCTGGCTACGGGATAGTTTCTTTGGTGGTGCCGGTCCACCACCTTTGCAGAACCTACCTAGATTCCCGTTGGGATGGAAAAGGTCTGGGTCGTAGTGTGGACCCCCTGAGATTTCGAGACTGTAGGGCGTTGACATGCGCGGATAACTTTGTCGCTACGGTAAATCCGTAGGACGTTATCCCTCTCCCAACCAACGTATGGTAAATCGTAAGGGCAGATTGTCCAAAACTTATTTATGTCTCCAGATGCTAGGTAGACAAGCCAGCAGTCCGGGTCTGGGAACTGCAACCTCGGGTCGGTTATCTCATGGTATTCCGCGTCCTTGCTTACAGGTCTACCCATCAGGAAGAAGTCGGGGGTGGAGAAGACGTACCCGAACTTGAGGTGTAGCCGCAAGTCCTCATCGAACGTGCGGGCGCACACCTCTTTCTCGTAGACCATACGCGCCTTGTCGAACGGGGTCATTTAACTAAGTCTAAATCGTTCCAATTCCACTCTTGGTTTCCAATGGTCCAAGTAATCGAACTCTTCCCCACTATGTCATCTAGTAAATAGAAACTGAACACTTCTCTTTCCGGTATAAACGCAGCCAAAACATCGAAATCACCACGCTTATATTTTTTATATCTAAGCCCATAATCGTTAGGGTTTGCCGCGCAAGATGGTCGTCCACTACCTACCATAAACTTCCACCGTTCTAAGTGGTGAGACATTTTAGGTTTCTGATAAGTCCCAGTTTTCACCTGAATCGTAAGGCATTTACAAGAAGGTTTCCGAATCACCAAATCGGCTTTTGTGCTGTGACCAAATGGAGAAAATACATCGTATCCACGTTTTTTTGCCTCTAACACAAATGTTAGTTCTGAGATGTCACCAACGTGGTTGTTACTAGATATCACCCCAGAGGTTTCCTCTTGGTTGACAGTGTAATCATCTAAATTAAACAGGTTCATCTCCTTAAAAAGCTCGGTCCCTTACCGCTGGTTAGCTTTCCTCCAAAATGAGTGCTTGTGTTCAGAAGGAAGGAACGGAAACCTTTCTTGGTTGCAAAACCTTGAGCCCTTTTCGGCAAACCATTGTTCAAATGTTTCCTCGTCTTCCAGTCGCGCCTTCTTAAACCTTATCAAAGATAAGGTCGGCATCGAGGGAGTAAACGGAATCCACTGTGTAGAGAATCCGTATCTGTCTTCTTTGTTTTCTTGTACATGTTTAATTTGTGTCGATTCCTCTTCCCTTGCCAACAGTTCTTTGGCGTATGAGTTTAATTCTGTTGGCAACCCTTTAGCTATAAAGGCTAGTTCTAGTTTCGTTTTTTTTGTCATCGTTTTATCTCCTTAAGAAACTCGGTCCCTTGATAGCGGTCTTCCTCCGCTTCCTCACGTCCCTCCCATCGTGCCACGTCCACGCCCCGCCGGTCAACATCCCTTTGATCTCGGCCTCCGCAAACGTCCTCGCCGCGTCCGCCATATGCGAACTCCCATCGTGGACGGGTTTCTCATGCTGGGTATTAGCAAACTCAGTAACCTTTTTGTGGTAGCTCTCCAGACGGTTCAGCCCACTGGGCACCTCGTCACCCCTGACCATCCTCGCCCTGTCGCATTCTACGTGGAACACAGACCTCGGGATCAGTTCCCTCAGACGGTTAATGCCCTCCCAGACATCAGACGCTCTAGGCACCACCTGTATCGAGTGGGTCGGTATCCCCGCCCGGATCAACCCCTCGACCGCTGAAGTCCCAGACGCGAAGTTCTTTCGTGCCCCGTCATGGGGGAGGAAGTGGCAGGAGATCTGCCGGTCGTATTTCCGCTCCCACTCACGCATCCTGTCGGCGTAGTGTGATGCTGCCTGACCGCTCTCTGCCAACCAGTCGATCCACAAGACCTCCTGTGTGGCGGGTTGCACAAGCCAGATTGCAGTCTCGTCAAAATGCCCGATGTCCCAGAACGTAAAGATCGGGAGGTCGCGGTGTGGCGTGAAATCTTTTACTCTGCCCTTGGATCTCAGCGAGGTGATGAGGTCGCCGTAGATAGCCCCCTCGACTGGTGCGTTCCACGCTTCCGCCAGTGTGGACGGGTATTGCCCGTAGAC